CCGGCTGGGTTGGTGAGACTGCCGCCCGTCCTGCCACCAACACCCCGCAGCTGGCCGAGATCACCCCATTTATGGGCGAGATTTACGCCAATCCCGCAGCTACTCAACAGATGCTCGATGACGTTTTCTTTAACGCCGAGGGCTGGTTGTCCGAGTCTGTGGCTGAAGAGTTCGCCAAACAGGAGGCCTTGGCCTTCCTCACCGGCAACGGAACCAGCAAGCCCAAGGGCCTTCTTGCCTACACCAGCGCGGCAACTGCCGACGGGACGCGGGCATTCGGCACTCTGGAGCATATGGCTACCGCCGGGGCCGCAGCTATTACCACTGACGAGCTGATCACCCTGGTCTACAAGCTCAAGCGCGATCATCGTGGCGGGGCAAAGTGGATGATGAACAAGGGCACTGTCGCCTATCTGCGCAAGCTCAAGGACACTGACAACAACTACCTGTGGCAGCCTGGTTTACAGGCGGGCCAGCCAGCATCGCTCCTCGGGTATGGTATCGAAGAAAACGACGACATGGCAAGCATTGCGACGACCGCAATCGCTGTCATGTTCGGCAATTTCAAGAAGGCCTACACCATCGTTGACCGGATCGGGATTCGCACCCTGCGTGATCCTTACACCAACAAGCCGTATGTCAATTTCTACTCCACCAAGCGGGTAGGCGGGATGCTGGTTGATTCCGAGTCCGTGAAGCTGTTGAAGCAGGCGTAATCTTAAGCGCCCTCAGCGATGGGGGCGCTTATTAAAAAGTCGGTGAAGCTATGAGAAAGATTATTATCACGGAATCAATCAGGATTGACTCGGTTGACTACCCGGTTGGCGGTGAGCCGATTGAGGTTGAAGACAGTGTGGCAGCTATTGCGAGCGCTAATGGCTGCGCAAGAGATGCCGAGTCCGATGCCGAGTCCCTCGCTGAAGGCCCTGCACTGAAAACGGCCGTCAAGCCACAACCGAAGAAGAAATAAGCAATGGCCTTGACCCTTATTACCCCGCCGTCTGATCTGCCAGTCCCCCTGGCAGAGCTGCGTCAGCATTTGTGGAATATCTTTGATAACCACGACACCGACGAACTGATGACGGAGCTGTTATCGGCGGCTACAGCCCGTGCCGAGGTTATCTGTTCGCGCAAGCTGGTTACCCAGACCTGGCGGATGACGGCAAGGGGCGCGGTGTCGGGGCTGATCCTGCCATTCGGGAATTTTCAGGAAGTGGTTTCTGCCTCCTGGACGACCGATGGCGTCACCTGGACGCCCATTGCCGCCGGCGACATCTTTGCCGATGACAGCGGGGCTTTAACCGAGGTGGAGTTGACCTGGCCGGATGAGGATATCCGCATGGTGCGAGTTGACTGGAAGTGCGGATATGGCGCCGCCGACGACGTGCCGGCGGACATCAAGATGGCCATCAAGCAGCTGGCGGCGCACTGGTACCGGATGCGCTCGGCAACCTCGCTTGAGGAAGAAGACGGAACGCCGCGCGTGGTGCCGTTTTCCTTCACGGCCATGCTGCAAAGCTACCGGTTAAACTTTGTAGGGTGAAAAAACCATGCTGAGTCTGCATGTTTCCGTAAGAGACAGCGCCACCCCGGAGTTGCAAGCGCTGTTGAAAAAGGCGAAAAACCTGCGTCCGGTGTTCCGGCAGGTAGAAAAAAATATTATGGCCCCGTTGGCAATGACGGCCTGGGGCCGATCCGGGCTGAAGTCACAAACCGGGGAGTTGAAAGGGGCAATCACCCCGTGGGCTGGTCGTTATTCCGTTGGTGTTACCCTGCGGCAGAAGAAGGGCGCAGACCTTATCGCCGCCAAGGGGCATACTCACATGAAGGGCCGGAAGAAGGGCAAAGGGTACAAAAACAGAGGCTTGCCCAGAAAGACAATAGTCAGATCTTACCTGCGCCAGGGGCACCCGGTAAAGAAATATGCGCGGCTCACCCAGCCGCCATGGGGCGACATCCCGTCCCGTCCGTTCTTTGTCACGAAGGCGGATGTGGCGGCGCAGATGTCAAAGATCAATCAGATGCTGCTGGAGTACCTGACCAATGCTCAATCTCGCTGACCAGGCGAAAGAAATCGTTGATAAACTGTCCTCCATCGGCCTGTTTGCCCAGGTGGATTATCTGGATACCGATGAGGACGCGGCACGGAAGCCGGCACAGTTTCCTTGCGCCCAGGTGTTTATGGGCCAGATGGAGGCCGGCAAGCCTGATATGAATTTCATTCATGCGACGACAAGCTGGGTGGTAATGATCAGGGCGAAGAAGATGGGCGGGAAAGACGGGTTTTTGCCTATGATTGACGAGGTGCTTAACAGCCTCGGCGGATACTGGATGAAGGCAGCAACCAAACAGCTTGTACCAATCGGGTGTAAGTATCTCGAAAGTACTGGCGAATCGGCTGCGTATGCCGTGACATTCGCCGTTCATCAACGGGGAGAGCTGCTTTTCCCTCATAAACAATAAAGTATAAGGAGAAACAAAAATGGCACAGTCATTTATCGGCGCCGGCGATGTCTATATCGACCGTCTTACCGGCGCGGGAGTCAAGCAGGGATCAGTTAAAATTGGTATCGGCAAGCTGGAGATCAAGCCAAATGTCGAGCTCAAAGAGCAGACCAGCAAGGGCCGGGACAGTTATGGGCAGGTTATCGCCTCCGTCGCCCTCAACAAACCGGCGGAGCTCAATATTGCTCTCACTCAGGTTGACCGCAAGGCGTTGGCTATTGCCCTGCTGGGTGATGATGTGGCCCATGCGGTGACTGGGTCGTCTGTGGTGGATGAGGTGATGATTGCCCGCAAAGACAAGGCGGTTTTTCTTGCTCATCGCAATGTGTCGGTCGTGGTGGTCAAGCATACCAGCGGGGCTCCTACCTATATCGTTGACACCGATTACACTGTGGATGCCCGACTGGGCACAATCACCATCAAGACGACTTCGGCAATCGTGGAAGGGGCCTCACTCAAGGTGAGCTACACCTATGCCGCCGAATCCGGCTACAAGATCAAGGGCGCAACCCAGCCGCAGGTCAAGATGGCGGTGTTCCTCGACGGCAAGAACATGGTGGATGGCGCGGCCTGTTACGTCACTATCCACGAAGCCACTGTTTCCCCCGAGTCCGCCGTGGATTTCCTGGCCGATGACTTTGCCGAGATCAACCTCAAAGGCTCCATGGCCACGCCATCCGGCCAGACCGAGCCGTTTGATGTCGTTATGCTGGATGCAGTGTAATTCTCAATTAGGCGTTTAGCCTGTAGGCGTTTAGTCTATTAGGCGTTTAGTCTGTAGGTGTTTAGTCTGTTAGGCAATAACAGGCGGGCCGAAGGCCCGAAGGCTTTTACCTTCAGTCTACCAGCTTTTGCGCAAGCAAAAGCGCACTTCAGACTATCCACCTACAGACAATTACGAATTAAAAATTACGAATAAAGGGAATCATGCGTAAGACAAAACTGATTACCATTGAAGGCCGGGGGGAGGTCATCGTTCGCGAGGTCTCCCCTATGGCCGTGTATCGCGCCTGGTCTGCCGATGAGCGGTTGACCGAGATCGAGGCGCTGCTTGACGAGTGCGCCACCCCTGGAGGTTCTGAGCTTCGCGAGTGGTATGCGTCGGAGATTGAGCAGGTGATGACCGCCTTCCTGGAGGTCAACGGTTCTTTTTTCGGGATAGCCCGTCAACTAAAAATAGACGGGCTGGCGCAACAGTTCATGGCGGTGGTAGCGAAAAGCTTGCCCGCTGTGTTTGCCGACTCATTGGACACGGCCATGCCGACGCCTGGAACTACGGCTGGACTTTCTTCCTGATTGCCCTGGATGAGATAAGTAATGGCAGCAGCCTCTAAAAACAAGATTGAGATCATCCTCTCGGCGGTTGACCAAAGCGTCACCGCGACGATACGCAAGGTCAGAAACGGTTTTGCCGAGTTGGGCCGGACTGTGCAGAATGTGACGACGACGATTGCCCCGCTGACAGCCGCCGTGAGCGGTGTTGCCGGGGCGATAAAACTGGTCGAAGTGACCAGAGAGTTTGATAAACTCTCTGCCGGTTTAATCACAGCTACGGGCAGCGCAGAGGGTGCGAAAACTGCCTTTTCGTCTATTCAGGATTTTGCTGCAAATACGCCATACGATCTTGCCCAGGTGACAGATAGTTTCATCAAGTTGGTCAACTTTGGTCTGACCCCCTCAGAGCAGGCCATGACCAGCTACGGGAATACATCGTCCGCGCTGGGCAAAGACCTTAACCAGATGATTGAGGCCGTTGCCGATGCCGCTACGGGGGAATTTGAGCGACTGAAAGAGTTTGGCATTAAGGCAAAGTCGGAGGGGGACAATGTCAGTTTTACTTTTCGGGGGATTACCACCACTGTTGGGAAAAATGCGGCTGAAATAGAAAACTATCTTATCGCCCTCGGCGAGACCAATTTCGGGACTGCGATGTCCGAGCGGATAAAGACCCTTGACGGGGCGTTGTCTAACCTCGGCGACGAGTGGGATAAACTGTTCCTCAATATCTCTCAGCAAGGGATTGGCGACGCAATCGCCGATGGTGTTCGGGTAGCAATCACCGCATTACAGGAACTCAGCGCCATGATCACCTCCGGCGAGCTGGAGGCGACACTGACCGCGTATGCCAACAGGTGGAAGGGGTGGGCGGCGGATGTAAATACCAGCGTTGAGCTGGTGCGGCAGGCATTTTCATCCTCAATGGATGACATCAAACAGACGGGGACTGACGCGGTTGCCTGGTTGACCGGTGCCTTTAAAAACTTCCCTGAAAATGTGCGGGCCTTTATCGGGTTGATGGTTGTTGAGTTTGCTTCCACCTTTGACAAACTTATCATCCAGGCCAGGGCATACAAGGACAGCATCAAGGCAATCTTTACCGACGACACCATTGAAGGGGTTGAGGAAAGAAAAAAACAGCAGCTTGAGGCCATCAACACCGCCAGAAATGAATCCATCGATGTGATTCTGAAAGAGCGTGATACCGCTTTGGATGCCGCTGCCAAGGAAACTGCGGCAATCAAAAAATTAAGGGAAGAATACGACAAAAAGCAGAAGGCAAAGGCCGAAGCGGCGAAGGGGAAAGACGACCTCGCCCAATTCCGTGCCGCTGGCGGAGATGGGAAGAAAACGCAGGGGACAGCTGAAGCGGAGAAGGCGGCTGGGAAGAATTTAACCGATGCCAAAAAAAAAGAAAAAGAGCTGGCCGAGGATGAAAAACGGGCTGCCATCCGCGCCGCCGAACACAGTCGCAAGGTTGACCCTAACAGCATTTACTACAACAAAGAGTACGCTGAAAACTATGCGGCGGAACAACGTCGGATAGCGAGAGAAAAGGCGGCTGAAGAGGAAAGGAAAAACCCATCTGTCCCTCAGCAGCAGAGACAAGCGCCGCCGCCGGAGAAAGAGCAGCGCGCGACAGATGAGCAGATAGCGCGCGCCCAAAAGACCAGGCAGACCGGTGAAAGTGACAAAGAGGCATTGGATCGAATTTTAAATTACGATGCCGCGAAAGAGAAAGAAGACAAGCATAAAGCAAAAAACAAAGACGGAGTGATAAGAAGAGACGCCTTTGGAAGCACTACTGCCAAAACCAGGTCTAAATCCAGTGACCAGATCCTCACCAAGAAAGAGATTGCCGCCCAGAAAGAAGTCGCGGATGCCATCAAAGCTATCACCGATGAGTCCGAGGTATACCGGCTGAAG